ATTGTCTAAGCCTTTTAGTTTTCCAGCAAACTCGTCAAGTCCTCCGGTGAAGCTAACAAGATTCTTTAGCATTTTTCCAGTTAGCAAGCCATTAAATATAGTAACCAAGGTCGTTATGTCGCCTTTGCTGACAATATCAGCAATTCGATCAAATACTTTTTGCAAACTTGCACGGAACGGTTCTAAAGCTTTCTGCACAATTGGTACAGATTTCATTACCATATCGCAGAATTTCGATATGGCGTTACCAAGCATTGTGAAAACACCGGTAACTCCGTTCTGACCAACTTTCTTGATTCCATCAAACAGCGTAGCAAACTTTCCGCCGTCGACTTTTGTTATGTTGTTAGCCAGATTTCCGACCCATGTGGCTAAACTTTTAATCATCTCAAACGGTTTTGTAAGTACGTCTGAGATCATTTTGAATGTTTTTCCAAATGTATCGTTCTTTTTAATCGACTCGTCGAGAACAACAAGCCAATCTCCAAGATTTGCTGCTATTCCGAGGATTCCCTTGCTGGCATCGACAGTTACTCCGAACAACGGAGTAATAGCGTGTATAAATGAAGAAATGGCAGTCTTACCTATGTCAAAAACTGCAAACACTCCTTTCAATACACGCCTAATGTTTTCCCATACACCCGATAGCTTATTGATGTCTTGAAGAATTGTTGTTCCTTCGGTGAACGCCGAAACGTCCAAGTTTTTTCCCGAAATTAGATCAACAGCTTCTTTTGCGCTCGCAGACGTGAGTATTTCTGTGAATTCTCTAAATTTTTTAGTGAACCCTGCTAGTTGCTCTGCACTTGTGGCTGGAAATATGTCCCTGAAAGCTTTGCTAACATTATCGATGACATCCTGAAGTAATTGGACCATGTTGAGAAGACCCTGAACAAAGTCGTCTCTTCCTCCAAGATCTCGCCAACCCTGAAGGAGTTCGTTTCGACCTTCAGTGCCAGTCATGAAAATGTCATACAACTGATTTGCAAATGCGGTCCACAATTCTGTTGCTTCTTTGTAGTTACCAAATATCAGCTTAAATGTCTGCATCCATCCAGTTGACACAGCATCCTTTACGGAGTCCATGACGTCTCCCCAGGATCTAGCTTCCTGAGCAGCTTTGAATGCTTTTAAGCCAAACGCATCTACGTTATCACCTAGCTCAGCGATTGCCTCTGAAGCAGTTATGTCATGCTCCGAAGCGTATTCGTAAATCTGATCGACTGCTGATGAGTATTCTCTGAATACTTGCATCATGACATCGGAAGTCATCCATTGCTCCTGGGTCAAATGCTCCGCAAACTGACTAATGCTAAAAGTCGAAGATTTAGCACCTTTTGCGATAGATGTGTAAGTTCCGTCTGCATTTTTGCGTAAAGTGCCTAAAGCAACACCAGCATCAAGAGCTTTTTGTCTGAACTCTTCGGTATCCATTGCTGCATTTTGAATAGATTTGTAGTCTTCCTTACGCATTACTCCTGCGCCCATGGCCTGTGAGATCTGGTACATTGCTCTACTAGCAGTCTGAGCGTTCTGACCAGATAGAGCGGTCCAGGTTGCAATACCTTCCATGGCGTCAACGGATTCTTTAAGATCTTTGCCAGAAGCGGTGAACTTACCAATGTTAGAAACCATGTCAGTGAAGTTGTACGAGGTTTCGTCAGTGAACCAGTTAAGCCTTTCTAGCTCCCCTTCAACTGTTTCAAGCCCCCACTTATTCTGAGCCATCAAAGTTGCGGTGTTCCTAGTAAGTTCGTCAAACTTTCCAAAACCAGCAGAAATCTGGCCAACAGTCAAATCTTTTACTGTTCTTGTCATCTGAAAGCCAAGATTTGCAATAGCGTCACCAATTCTTCTGCATACCTGATCGCCAATTACTCCAAATACGGAGAAATGATCAGCCAAAGATTGTATTCCACTAATTGCCGACTGGAAGTCCATGTTGTCATATGCTCGCTGGACTTCTTCGAGGCCGTCGGTGCTGCTTTTAATATTTAATGCTTTCTGTAATTTTCCAAGAGTTCCTAATGTAGTGTTCGCGGCTCGTTCGAATTGGTTATTGTCCATTCGCATTTCAACAACGCGCTGATCAACAGTATTGCTCATTGGTTAATAACCTCCCTCCAAGCTTCGCTTGCTATTTGCTCAAATACTGGTGCAATAGCTGGATTAATATAATCAAAGCCTTTAACATATCCACCATTGCCGGTTCCGTGTCCATATTGCAATATAACCGCGATAGGAACACCATCGTTAATGTTTGTGTTGCTCCAATAGATACTTATTGAATTGCCCCTATCGACTATTTCATATGTCCAACTATCAGCAGTTTTGCCAGTATCGACTGGAGTGTAATTACGAAGTTCTCTAACTCCTATTTCTCCGTACTTTTGAAGTATTGCTAAAAAATTTGGCTTTAGAGCATGCGATAGAAATTTATGGGTTTTGCTAAGATTACCTTTATGCTTGAAAGTAATCATGAAATATCACCCTTTCGTATGTAGCAACGATCTTCGCTGAGCATTTAATTTAGCGTTCTGATTAAGTATCGCGTTCTTTCCCATCTGTTTAGATGGCTGCATCTTGATCTGGCAGATTCTAACTAACGCTATAAGTCTACTAAGATGCCATTTAGCGCATTCAAAAGGAATTCCGTAATTTATCATCCAAAAATACATTAACTCAGAAGTAATGATTTCTTTTTTATGCGCTTGTTCTTCTTTGCGAAACGTCGTTGCCGTTTGCTCGGTGTTTATGTATTTGTTAATTTCGTCAAAATTATCAGCGGTTAAACAGAAGTACGTTAATGGATCTACGTTTTGAGTCAACGTCATGCATCGAACATAGTCTCTTATTTCCTCAAGAGACTTCTTTTCGCTCGATAAAAATGGTTTGCACCACGTTGATTCCCATTTGGAAATGGAAACCAAGGAATGCTCAAGCACTATTGTCTGTTCTTTTACTGTGTAAATTTCGTTTGTTTTTTCGTTTAACAAGCGTCTTTTAGGAATAGTAAGTTTGAGCATCCCTTAAACCTCCATCAATTATTTTTTCGGTAAAACGGCTCTGAAAAAATCAACAGCAGCATTTTCTTTTTCAAGCAATTCACGATATAGAACGGAATATGCCTCTGTTTCAGCAAACGCCTTTGCAAGTTTTCCGTCGTCTTTCATGAATCTCCTACCATCCGGTGAAATTTCACCATACGCTTTGAGAATGAAACGCCTATAAACTTCGCCCATAGCCTTTACGTCAGAAGTCTTTACAATACGTTCGAGATCCTTAGCAAGATTACCTGATGCTTCGAAATTCATTTCTGTAAGTTCTGCTTCTGACAGATTGAAGAAGAATGTTTCTTCTCTTTCATTTCCTCTATAGTCTGTGTACTTAATCACTTTTTCAAGCATATATACCTCCTTTTAAATATACGAAAGGGCTGGTTTCGTTTCCTACAGCCAGCCCTTAGCATGGTGGATTTTATCCGGTTACATTAAGGCCAATTCGTGCACTACCGACCACCGCAATAGCGCCTATTATTCCCCCAAAGTCTGGATAACTTCTTTAGGAAGCGGCAGACGTGCCGTTGAGCTGTCTCCTCCGTAAAGAATAGCTTCGAGAACAGCAAGTTTTGTCGGATCAGCTTTTGTAGAATCAATTGTGATGCATGAGACCGGTTTGTATTCAGTTCCAGCAAAGCTTGTTCCTGTTACATCTACTGCTACAGGAGTTGTTGAGAATTCCCAGCTGAATGTGATTGCTTCCGGGCTATCGTTAATTGTCTGGTAAGCTCTCTGAGAAGGAGAAGCTGTGCAGCCATAAATGAGGTGAAGCTTGTAGCCATGATCGTTCAGCTCTGTGTCATTGCCAAGAGTTGTTCTATAGCAAAGACCAAACATTTTCCTTGGCTGCTGTCCAAGTGTAATACCTGTAGCAGAAGGAGTATTTCCAGGTGTCATAATATTGACAGAACCGTCACATTCTGCCCATTCGTCAGGATATGTATAAGCTTCGATTGTGCCACCAAATTCTTCGGCTGCTCTCAGTGACAGGTATTTAATATCATCAGCGAACAGTTTTGTTTCATCTGCTCCTGACGGAGATTCTGTTACGGATGTAAGACCATTCCAAGCAACACCAACGTTGTAGCCAGCGTTTGCTCCTGTCTGATAAGGATAAAGGACGCCATTACGGACGCCAGTCTCATAAAGATGCTCACCGACAGCATCCCAAACGAGTTTTGCCATTATTTTTCCTCCATTTTGAATTTTTTTAGTTACCAATAAAGTTCAAACACGTCGTGGTGAAGATTATCGGCGTTGAAAGCTCTGTTATGTCTAATAAGAGAAAACCCGGACAAAATCTTGTCTGGAAGATCTGAATCCGGGTCCTCGTAAATTAGCGTCAGAGTGTATTGTTTTCTGCCTAGATAGGTTGAGTCATCGGCAAAAACTTGATTGATTCTTGATCTATCATAGACAATAGCTGGGTAATGCATCTTACGCGTTTCTGGCTGTTGATAATATACCTGTCTACTGCCTAACAGTTCACACAATCTTTCATGAAGATCTATTCGTCTGTTTGCCATTGTAAACCTCTCCTAATGACAGAATGAGTCGCGGATGCTCCACCGTAATATTGGTGACGTTCCAATATGTCCCCATAAATTCGGCGTAACGAATCGCGTGAAAATTCTGATAAGCATACGAATCGGCTACGATAGAGAGTCGGTTGCCAATGGTCTTATTGTTGTTAATATTTTCACCGGCCTGGGATCTGTACCCCTTTT